ATTACGTCAGAAGAAAGACAAAATGCAAAGGCACATACTTTTGCACCTTTATATGGTGCTACTGGTATAGGATTGCCTGAACATGTACACAGATACTATTATCAATTTACAGAAGTATATCCTGGAATTGGCGAATGGCATGATAGGTTAGCTCAAGAGGCTTTGAAGTATAAAGTTGTGAGTCTACCTTCTGGTAGGGAATACAGATTTCCCTATGTAAAGAGAACAGCTAGAGGCATTACACATGGCACTAGCGTAAAGAATTATCCTGTACAGGGGTTTGCAACAGCAGATTTACTTCCGTCTGCTTTAGTGCTTACCTTCGAGGAGTTTAAGAAAAAGAAACTTAAGTCCTTGCTTTGTAATACAGTACATGATAGTATAGTGGTGGATGTACATCCTGATGAAGAAGATCAAGTAATTGAAATTGTCAAAGAATGTATGCTCTCCATCCCTCAGCAAGCTAAGAGAAGATGGGGCATTGAGTACGATATGCCTGTAGGCATTGAGATTAAAATTGGAAGCAACTGGCTAGATACTAAAGAAATTTTTTCTAATTAACACTTGCAATTAATTTAGTTCTAGTATACAATAATAAGATTGTGCAACTCATAAGGAGTGATATATGACACAACTAGCGACTACCGAGAATACAGACCTCGTAATTCCAGATAATCTGGATAAATTGTCTGTAGACGAACTAGCAAATATGCTTGGTCAAAGGGATGGGATGGAGTCTCAATCCTCTGGCGATTCTTTTGCTAGACTATCAATTAACCACTCACCAGAAGATGATGCAGGTAATACGTTACCTAGAGGTCACTTTGCATTATACAACCCAAACACTAAAGAAAAAGTTTTTGGTAAGGATGTGACTTTCAGAGTTTTTGTGAGAAGGTTTATGTACAGCCTATGGGACAATGAGCAGGGTGCATACTCTGTTCGTAGTACTCAGCAAGCTAAACTTAATGATGTCTTCCCAGATAATGAAGGCGGATATAAGTGTGGCAAGCTAACTCGTAAAGAAATAGAAGAGTTAGGTACTGATTCTCCAGAAGCTGCTGCATCTGCTATGGTTAAGTGTAATCAAGTATTGTACGGATTAGTTACTATTGCTGATGGTAAAACTGCACCCGGTGAAGATGCTCCTGTACCCGATGTGCCAGTAGTATTCTATGGTAAGGGTGCAAGTTATACTCCTATATCTCAATTTTTTAAAGATGTAGATAGTAAAAACTTACTTACTTGGAATGTTGTAGCAAAGATGAAATCTGTACGTCATAAGAATGGTGCGACTATCTACTATTCTAGTGACATGTCTATATCTGATACAGTGGATTTCTCGAAAGAAGACAAAGAACTTTTAAAGAGCTTTGCTGATTCGATTAATTCCTATAATCTCCGTGTATCAGGTGAGCACACTGAAGCTAAAGGTGGCTTAGGTGTGGAAGATGCTATCGACCTTGCTGCTGTCGAGGCATAAATGAACTCGATTCAAATACTCATACAGGATTATTTGAAGAGAGGGATCAAGGGGGAGGCAGAAATGCCTTCCTCTCTGGTTCAAGAGTTTAAAGATTCTTGTGGTCAAGCACTAGAGAAACAATTTTCTAGAGAACCAAGAGAACATAAACTACGTTTGTCTGCATTAGGCAAACCTCTATGTCAACAACAATCAGAAAAGCTAGGCATTGAACAAGAGTTTGGTTACAATGCAATTATGCGTTTCTTACTAGGAGACTTAGTAGAAGCTGCTTTAGTAGCAGTTATGAAAGCATCTGGAATAGATGTGCAAGACGAACAAAAGAAAACAAAAATTAATTTAGATGATACAGATATTAATGGAACTTTAGATATTATAATAGATGATAAAGTATATGATATTAAATCTGCTAGTCCATATGCGTTCCAAAATAAATTTGGAAAATTCGGTGGCTACTCTAAGGTAAAAGAAGATGATCCTTTTGGGTACGTAGTCCAAGGTTATGCCTACGCTGAAGGTGTAGACAAGCCATTTGGAGGGTGGATTGTTGTAGATAAATCGTCAGGTGAGGTCACGGTTTGTGAAGCTCCAGACATTCAAGAGCAAGAAAAGAAAGAAGCCTTAGAGTCAGCCACTGTTAATGTACGTAAGTTAAAGAAAACAAAACGAGTAGAGAAACAATTTAAACCTACAGATGAGATAGATAAAGGTGAACCTAACGGTAATAAACTTTTACCTAGAGAATGTGGTTTCTGTGGGTTTAGGCACAACTGTTGGTCTAAAGCTAAATACATACCTAAGCAAACATCTAGGGCAAAGAATCCTCCGTATGCATGGTACACCAAGGTAGTTACAGATGCCCATTCTTAAAACTTACAATCTTTCTGTAGCAGACTTTACAGAAAATAAAAACATACATTATCTATATCCTGATAACTGGAGTCACCAGAAAGGCTCAGACATAATAAAGATACTTAGAGATAGTGATTTTGGTATACCATTGTATGTAGGCTTATCTCCTGTAAAACCTTTTGATGAGTCAAGAGGTATGAATGAATTAGATCAAAGCCTAGAGAAGGTACGTAACATTCTTTTACAGAAAGGTATAGTTATAGTTTTGATAAATGAGTTCTACGAAGCTATAGATTATGATAACGGTGAGCCTTACGAAAAAGAAATAATAGATAATGTTTTAGAATTATTAGATATAGGATGTCCTAAAGATGTTGAAATTACCTTATAGATCAAAGTTTGAGATAAGAGTTGCTGCAGACTTAGGTAAGAAAAAAATAAAGTTTGATTATGAGCCTAAAACTTTTACATATGTACCTAAGATAAGATCATACACCCCAGACTTTTACATAAAAGAAAAAGACTTTTATATTGAGGCTAAAGGTAGGCTTACAACAAATGATAGAGTAAAGCATCTTATGATAAAAGAACAATGGCAAGACTTAGATGTAAGGTTTATATTTGTACAGGCAGATAATAAAATATTAAAAGGTTCAAAAACTACATATGCAGATTGGTGTGATAGGCATGGTTTTCTTTGGGCACAAGGAACTATACCTAAGGAGTGGATGGATGACTGATGATATAACTATTACGTTTGAAGATGATGATAGAATAAAAAAACTTGTAGACTCACTTGACTTAAAAGAAGGTTATCTATATATTGTATTACGACCAGAAGATAATGGTTTTGAAATACTAGGTGCAGATAAACTTCCAGGGGATGTTACAGAAGGTGCTGCAACTAAGATGTACATATTATTTTCAGGTCTTATGAGTTTAGCTACAGAACAACAAGACTTAGTTATGGAAGCAGGTAATTATGCTATACATAGAGAGTTAGATAAAAAAAGAAAAAAAGAAGTAGAAGGTAAAGGAGAAAATATAATTGCTTTTCCAGGGAAAAAGGATGTTTAAATACAATGAAAAGAATTTAATTAAACAAATTCTAGTGTACATAATAAATACTTACACACAACATTATTCTAAAAATAACTTACAGGCTACTGAGGTAATTATAGACTCAGGGTATGGTAAAGGTTTTTGTATTGGTAATGTGCTTAAGTATGCACAGCGATATGGAAAGAAAGGAAGTCACGAAGATCAAAGAAAAGACTTGCTTAAATTAATACATTATGCTATTATAGCATTGTTTATTCACGATGAAGAAGGAGTTAGTGATGAGTAAAGAAGAAGTAAAAAAAGAAAGAGCACGTAAGGAGGATGGCACATTTCAGGCTGATGACCCTAATACACCAGACCAGAATGAAGCTTTTAAACCTGTAAGGTTCTATCTTATGCAAGACCAACTAGCTAACACTATCTTACAGAAGTTAGCAACCTTACCCTATGGTGAAGTAAGTGAAATGCTTAATAGTCTTCGAGCTATGCAACATGTCTTAGTTGACCCAACCACAAGAAAAGTATTGGATCAGTCCGTTGCAGACCAAAAAGAAAAATAGAGCTATACTTGCACAGTTAACTGTAGAGTTAAGTCAGGATGGGAAAGTGTATCTAGAGAATCAAACTCTTGATCCTAAGCTTTTTAGACAAGCAATGGATGATTGGAATGATACTTATGAAGGTACACTAACCCTAACTAACCTCTTACACGAACTAAAACGTGAAATAGAACTTTTACAAGACAAAATACCCTCATTCCTTAAATAAAGCACATAGAAGCCCATACAACGAAAGTTGTTGTTTTTGGATGTCTACTATTCAGAAGGTGTTAAAAGGGTCTTAGAAACGATTCTGAGGAACTTTTTTTTTACAGAACCTGTGATAAACAGATAATTATTACTAAATATGATGCAATGTGCACAATGTCTTCCATGAAATACTCCTAGGCATGGAAAGGTTAATGATACTTTCATTATACACACAGAATACAGATTTGTCCAATCAATAGTTGTGATGAAAACTATTTATAATGTAAATACTAGTTAGCTAGTGGGTTGTCATTGTTACCAATATTGTCAACTCTACCTTCAACTCTATCTAATCTTTTCTCAAGGTTTTCTACTTTAGTTTCTAAAGGTGCAATGTTAACAGTCTTAAACTTTCTTTTCTCTATATTGTCAAGACGTAAGTTAAATTGTCCCCACGTGTAGAAGCCCCCTCCTATTGCAGTTATCACCCCTATTATGGTGATGTACTGCTGTAGCTTTGGTAATATGTTTTTCATATTGTCCTCCTTAATTTACCAGTGTCTAATAACACCTGCTATTATAAAAAAACAAGTAAGCCATCCTAAGACTCTATCTGTTTTCAGTATAAATTTTTTTATTAAATACATTATTTTTTGCCTACGTAAAGACCGAACCAAGCTGCTCCTGCACCCACTATCACAGATACAAAAGCTGATTGTGCATTGGTAGGGTCTGGTAAAGTCATAAACCACATGGATGTTTTATAGAACATTAATCCATAAAGGCTTATCAGAAGTCTAGGAAAGACCCTCCACTTATCAAAACCCTCAGCATTATTGTACCATGATTTTTTAGGTACTTCTACTATCTTTATTTCTGGTTCACTCATACTATCTCCTATCTATAAAAAATTCTGTAGACTGTCCACCTGTCATGTTTTGTAGGGTGTTCATACTATCAGATATCATAAAACTATACCCTGCATTATCTTCTAGCGTTACACTTGCGTATATCACAGTTGGTGTATACCAGTTTGTTTGATCTGTTATGTTAGCAGAAGTATAGTCAGAGAAGTTGGGTACGTAGTTCATGTAGGCAATTAAATTAGATTGTCCTTGCGAATCATATTGTCCAGACTCCTCTTGTTGTGTTTGTGATGACTCTTGCTGTGCCCTTATGTTGTTGGCTACTATCTCCTCTGCTATCTGTTCTGCTTCAGATGATGTAACCATAGTGCTTGTAACACTTTGTATTTGGTTTTCCATAGACGTAACTTGTACCTCAGCCATCATTACAGATGGTGTATTGTCCATAGTAGGCACTGGCAATATCTCTATAGATTGTAAAACATTATTTGTTTGTACTTGTGCAGATGCTATCTGGTCTGAGATGCTAGGCGAACTAGATATAGATGTACCACCTGAACCCCCTGATACTGCAGAAGATGTGGTGCTAGGTGTACTAGAAGAGTTACTGTTTCCATAACTGTTAGCTATAGAATTACTAACTACAGAATTTGTAACAGATACTACATCCCTACGTCTAGTTCTTCGTTCAGGTCTATCTCCTGACTCTTCAGTAAGTTCTTCACCAATCTCCTCTTCTTTAAATTCTTCTTCATATTCTTCTTCAAACTCTTCTTCCGTTTCTCCAAGCTCTTCTCTCTCCTCTATCTCTTCTTCAAAGTCTTCAAACTGTTCTTCGTACTCTTCCCTGTCTATCTCATCTTCAAAGTCAAAGTGCTCATCCATATGTTGAGCAAACTCTACAAACTCTTCTTCTGTAACTCTTACCTCAGGCAATTCATCTAAAGGTATTAGTATATCTACAAAAGTTAATGATCCTTCTGTACTATTATCCAGAGTAGAATCCCCAAAATTAAATATATCGAAACTATCAAAAGTGTCTTCATGTTCTTCTATATCCCTGCTATCATATTCCATATAACCAATGCTAGCAATATCATCGTAGAAATCACCAGTATCACTCCTGCCATCATCACTCGTAGAAAAAATGAGTGCTCCTGTATAAAGCTCTTCATCATTGAAACCATAAAAATCATCCTCATCATCGTAACCTAACAGCATAGCATCAGAAACTCCTGAGCCCTGTAGGTAGTAGTCATCTTCTTCTATATCGAAACTTAAGTCATAAACATCACAGAGTTGACTGAAGTCAGAATCGACCAAACACTCAGAAGATAGGTTAGTAAAAGATTCATCTATAACTGGTGCTGTAGTTAAAGACCAATCGTCTGTTCTATTGAAAGCTGTTGAGTTGGTGTCTTCGTATCTCAGGTAAGTCACAGCCTCATTGTTACCTTGCAAGCCTATAGTTATGTCGTGGTTTGATATGTCTATTTTATCATATCTAAACTCTATAACATTTGTTGTTTCGTATAAGATAGCCTCAAAAGAATTTTTGTTAGAGTTGTTATACTCTCTTGCATTGTACCATCCAATTACAAAATATTGATCTGTATCAGATGTATTACCAAAGGTCTTGATGTAGGGATTTTGTGTGCCATTGTTGATTAAATCGGTCCAAAGGGGGTATACTGTGTAATTGAAGGAGGTAGCAGGTATAACTTCCGATAAGTAGTTTCTACTTCTAGATACAGAAAAGTTGTTTTGGAAGGTAAAGAAACCATTCATAGATATGTTTACATCATCAAACGTAGAACCATAAAACTCAAAGTCAAAGCCAAGAGGTTTCATCCCAGACATCTGATCGTCACCGAGGTTTAGGGCAGTACCAGTGCTTTGTATGTTAAGAAGGGGGTCACTGCCTACAGTAAATGTAGGTGTGTTTGCATATACGGTACTACCCAGTAGGAAGATTAATGTTAAGAGTCTGTACATATCTTATGTGTAGGATATTTTTTACAGAACTTTGGTTTAGTGTAGGCTTTAAATTCATGTGTAGCAAGTTCTTTTTTTACGTCTTCCCAGTCAGGTCTTTCTTCTGGGTTTTGTTCCCAAGCAATACGTGCTTCTTCACCTATTTTGCCTTTATACGGACAAGGTGTGCCTGCTTGCATCATTGATCTCCACACGCCAGGATTTTCACAGAGTAAGGCTACAGCAGCTACTTTCATCCCCATGTCATACAGAGCCTTAGAGTTTTTCAATCTTTCGCAGTTTTCGTCTCGTACACTTCTACCAGTAGATACACCAAAGAACTGAGTCTGGACTGCTGAACTAGCTCCTGTGGTGCATAGGTCTTGGGAATATGACATTATAGAAGGAGCTATAGCGGAGGGAGGAGCAGTTTTAATTCTTTGTGTTACCTTCTGTGTAGAGTCATTTCTAGATACACTAGTATTATTATTATTATTTATATTGGTATTCTGATTTGTATTTGTGTTTATATTTTCTGTAGATACAGAAGAAGTGCTTGTAGAATTATTAGTGTTTAAGTTAGTGCTGTTATTTGTATTTAGGTTTGTATTGCTTGCTGTCGAGTTACTAGTTATAGCACTAGTAGTATTGTTTGTTACGTTTTGTGTCTGAGTAATGTCAGATGTTACATTGCTTGTACTAGTTGTAGTATTGTTGTTTGTAGCAGTCGTAGTTATGGTGCTAGTATTTACATTGTTATTATTATTTGTTGCAACTGATGTACTATTGATTGTATTATTATTGGTATTATTATTTGTATTTGTACTAGTTACAGTGCTTGTAGTTGTATTAGTTATGTTAGAGTCTTCAGCTAGTAGGAGGCTACTAACAGATATCAATGCTATTCCCATAATAGCATACTCTCGTAGGTTTTTAATCACAACAATCTCCTATCGTTAATTAACCTGCTTCTTTTTGCATTTCTCCTGATTCTAAAAATGCAATTAATTCCTCATCACTTATGCTGCTAACGTATTGTATTAACTCTCCTGCAAGCTGTTGTTTTTGATCTTGAGAAAGTTCAGTACCATCTTTATTACGGAACGCAGAGAAGTCTATTATACTATCTTCTTCATTAAATTGCATAGGGTCTGCTGCTCCATTGATAGCTACTGCAAATGTCATATTTGTAAGTCTTCTTCTTACACCTATACCTGCAGAATAGTTACCATCAAAGAACATATCTTTAAATACCCCTGCTGCTTCAGGTCCTTGTTGTAACATGTTTTCAATTAATTTTACTTGTCCCTGAGGCAATGATTTAATATAAAATTCTATAGCAACAAACTGTGGACTTACAAAACCTCTAGCCATGTTATAGAATCTTGAACCTAAAACCTGTGAAGTAGATTCTGGAGACACTCCTGAGTAACCTACCCTATTTCCTTCTGGAGCAAACTGTCGGTAATATAATTGTTCTTGAGGATTTAATATAGCTGCAGGTCTTCTCTGTTCACTTAGTATAGAAAGTGGGTCTACACTACTAGGGTTAAAAATATTTTTACCTCTACTTCTTTGTGACATATCTAAAACAGGTTTAGCTACAGAATTTACCATAGCAGTATGGAATTGAGTTAAGAAAGCTAAATCATCTACTGCCTTTGGTCCAATTAAATCTGCTATTACCTCTCCATTTTTTTTCATAACTTCAAATATTGCAGGAACTTGAATTTGTTCACCACCAAACGTAACTGGTACCATTTTCATACCGCCTGTATCAAGATCAAAGTATTCATCTAATAAACCTCTATATATAGTAAATCTTGCAGCCTCTCTTTCAGGACCTTTTAAATTTTTTATTTGATCTGCAATAGTGGTAAACTCTTCGTTTATTTCTAAACTTTCCTCTGCTAAATTTCTTTTTTCTAATTGTAATCCTTGTATTAATTGCTGAGTGCTTGTAGAGGGTTGTGCTATTCCTTCAAAACTTTGTTTTAAATCTTCCATATCTCTTGCTACTTCTCTGTCTACTGAACGTTGTTCAACTTTTTCTAAACTTTTTTGATATTCTGATTTAACTTCTGTTTTAGGACCATCATTTTTTAATGCAGCTATTTTAGCATAAGTGCCTTGTGGCATCCAGTCTGTGTTCATTTCTATATATTCTATTGTTTCTTGTAAGTTTTTATAACTACTATCCCCTTTGTCTAGTAGATTTTTTATAGCAAGTCTTTCTAAAATAACTCTTGTTATAGATTCTCCTAAGTCTGCATCATAAATTTCATCTGTCTTTACACCATCAACATACTTGTGTAATTGAAATGGTACGTCTGCTACTTCAGATTCTTTTATTACTTGATTTACAATTCTAACAAAAGCATCACCTTCCATGTCGTTCAAAAGATTTAAAAGAACATCTTTCTCATCCATTAAACTTTGACCTGTTCCTTGATTTTGTATATATGTATTTCCTGTCCTAGATTTTATTACAGGTGCAACGTTGTCCCTAAAGTAGATATTTGCATTAAGTAAATTTTCTGGAACTTCTGAAAATAAATCTGTTACATTATCCATAATAAAATTAAATGCATCTAAATCTGTTACTTTATTTATATCTTTAGCTTGTCTTTTAGAAACAGCCTGTGCTAGTAAACCTCTTTCTCTGTTTATATCTTGAAATTTAAAATATTTATAATCAAAAAAATCAAAAGTTTCATCACTAAATATATTAGTTAATTCTCTGTTATTTACAACAGGATCGTTGTTTTGTAATCTTGTTTTAACTACAGCTCTTTGTGCTTCTATTTTTTTTATTTCTTTATTAATTTTATTTTGTTGAGTTTCACTTACTGCATCTTCTAGCTTCATCTTCAATTTTATTATTGCTGCATTTGCTTGACCATCAAAACCTTCTAATGCTTCTGTTACATTTACAGGATCAAATGTACGTTCTATTTTTTTGCCTTTATTAAAATCAAGCCTTGCACTATATGTATGCCTAGGTCTTAAATCTGTACCTGCACCGCCTGTTTTTTGACTTTCACCTTCTCTAAATTTTTTAAGTAATCCTTGAAAACTATTTTCAGAAAGTATTAATTCTTTTCCGTTAACAGTAAAAGCTTCATCATATAAACCTGCTTTTGTATCAACTAATCTATCTAAGATATAATTAATAATTGTTTTAGTGTTTCCTTCAGTTTCCACAGTTGCATTATATCTTTGTGTACTTGATATTTTATTAGTGCTTTCATCAGGTGCTAACCTAGGATCAACTTTTGTAGTCTCTATATATTCTTCACCATTAAAAGACTTAATAGAATCATCTCTATTCATACCTCCTGCTACTTCTTCTTCGACTCTTGGTACGTCATTTGCAAGATTTCCTGAATTATCATTTTTTGTTAGCTCCTCGACAATATATCTTCTTTCATCAATCTTCTTTGCATTTTCTTCTACAGTTGTTCTTGCCCAATTTCTTAAAGTAATTATGTTTTGATTCACTACATTAGTTGCATCAAACCCTTCAGATTGAACTATATCTTTTAGTATCATATCTAATACTATAGCTGTTCTAGTTGATTTATCTTTAGCAGCAGATAACATTACAGATTGATCGTTTTGATTTACTATTGCTTTTGCAGGATTGCCTCCTGGACTTAATGCTACACTACTTCCTCCTGCAGCAAGATTTTGTTCTAAACCTTTTATTAATGGCATACCTAAAATTTCACCAAAAGTTAATTCTGTTATAGACTTTATAAAGTCTTCTTGATATTTTGGTTTACCAGTCTTAGGGTCTACAATTTCACGTAACCTACCTGCTACGTTGTCCATCAGTTCTATCATTTCAAAGAAGTGTGCTCTTCCTGCATTATACAATTCAGGGTTTTCATCTCTGTTTCTTCTCATGGCTGTTACCATGTTAATTATAAAATTTCTAGATGCTTTGTCTTTAAGTAGTTTATCAGTAGCAGCCTTTTCGGTAGGAGATAAACTTGCGTAATATTCAGAACTTATACCTGCTCTTCCTGCTATTATGTCATCTATAGGGCTTGACCAGAACTCAATAATTTTATCAAGACCTTCGTTATTACCTGAAAGTTTTCTAGGAAGCACTCTCATTACATCTAAAAAGCTTCCTGCGGCATTTGTATTCCATAAAATATGAGCTGTAGTAGGAGCAGTTATAAATGCTGCTATAGTCCCTAGAGTTGATGCTATAGGACTACCTTCTAATGTAGAAGATTTAAATAAGTCCATACCCATAAAATCATATCTTTCTTGATTTGCTGTATTTTCTATAAAGTCAGCCATAGTAGCTGCCATAAAACTATATGTAAGCACAGGTTTTATTAAACTAGGATTATTGTTAATGTATTGTAAAGCTCTTGCTTTTGTTATTTTAGTTCCTGAACCTTCATAACCCATTAACATGCCTTGCCTAATTAATGGGGCAAGCAAATAACTAACAGTTCTGTCAAACCCTTTTGCATCTGATAAGTTTTCTTTTATGTAATTAAATGTATATGTGTCGAGATCAATAATACCACCATCCGCTGCTCTTATTAAACCTTTTGATATACCTGTTTCTGTTGATTCTCTTAAACTTTTACCTAGAAAATATTTTGGAACATCATCAAATACAGTCATACTAGTTACAAATTCTGCAATTAAATTAGCTGCGTCTCTTTCACCCCTATCAAGATTACCTTGTAAATTAAACTCTACACTTATTTGATCGCCTAAACCTACAGCCCCTAAAGCATCTTGAGTTTTTCCTATACCTTCAACAACTCCTGATAAAGGTCCTCCAAATTTATTTAAACCTAATATCTCTTCATAATCA